CCTTTCGGCCATGATATCTATGACACCATGGTCGCAGGCCATCGAATCTTTCCTGAGGCTGAGAAATCTCTGGCACATCAAGCCACTCTTTACAGCAACAGACCCTTCCATAAAGATGAAGCAGGGAACTTTGATCCTCGCAATCGAGCACAATTTGAGCAGCTCCGCGCTTACAACGTTAAAGACGTTATTGTCCTCCGAGAAATTTACTATGGTCAGATTGAAGTCTGCCGAAACGACGCTGGACTTCAAGACTCTGTCGATCAAGCCAGCCGATCTCTCGCAGACTACGCCTTCATGTCCCTCCACGGAATGCACTTCGATCCCGTTAAAAGGGGATACATAGTCCGACGATGTGAAGAAAGATACATGCAACTCGATCGCGTATTGAGAATCCTTGTCGGCTTTGACCTCAATCCCGGCAGCCCGGATCAAGTCGTTCGTTATCTACACGAACAACTAAAATACAAACCAGAGAAGACAACAGACAAAGGCGCGCCGAGTGTCGCTGGGGATGCTCTCTATAAAATCAAACTCAAGCATCCAAAGAACGTCGCGATCGACGTAATCTTCGAGATGCGTCGTATGGTTAAGCTGAAAGGTATGTTAGGATTTCAACAGTGGATTTGGGAATATTAAATATGAAAAAAGATACAAAAGAAAAAGACCCACAAATCGCCGCATCTTTTATGCGCGCTGGGATATACGATCCAAGCAAATTCGGTCACGTCGTCTCGATGCCCAAGCTTAACGGGCTAAGGTGCCTGTACATTCCCGGCCAAGGATTTTACTCACGCGATGGCAAGCGGTGGAATGATGCCGTTCTGCAAAGTATATTTCCGCCGCCGCTTAACGACTATATTATCGACGGCGAGCTATATTGCCACGGCATGAGTCTGCAAAGAATCAATGCCGCCGTGGGCGTGAATCGCATTCTGCCCGGTGAAGACGCAAAACATATCAGTTTCTATGCGTTCGATATCGTTGAGCCAAAGTATAATGCCTTAACGAGAATGCTCTTGCTTGAAAAGATCATCAAGGAATCTACTGGCGTTGGCGTAGAAATGATCCCGTGGTCTATTTGCAAGACTCGTATTGAACTTGACGCTTGTTACGAAGAATATCTCAAGCAACAATTCGAAGGCCAAATGATCAAGAGCGTCTTCGGATCGTATATGCCACAGGGCACAAAGGAACGCTCGACGATGAATCTCCAAAAGCGCAAAGCATTTCTCGACGACGAGTTCCAGTGCATTGGGCGCGTCATCTCTGATGAAGGCAAATGCAAAGGCAAACTCGGCGCACTTAAGTTCATCACCAACAGAGGCGTAAGCTTTGAAGTAGGCACAGGCTTCACCGACGAAGAGCGTGAGGAATTCATTACCCCAAATTATCACTTCCAAAAGAAAGCAACGATCAAGTATCTCAACCTCACAGACGACGGTCGCCCGTTCAATGCGTCGTTTGTGGGATGGCGTGAGGATGTTTAACATTCTAAAATATGTTCACACAAAACCTTCCCAAGCATCTCTACACAAACGTAGACACAGCTTTCACGCATGAAAAGCCGCAAGGCTACATGCCCGCGATATGGTTCGCCATAACGTCAACGCCCGGCCGCGCATGGGGCTGTCATGTCTTGCTGGAGAACGGAGCGATCTATCGTAATCTTCCGCTTCATGCGCTATACTTCGGCTCTGATATACTCCCCAGCGAATGGCCTCTTGAACAATCTCAACGCTGGGATTGCTACGGTTGGAACTTCGAAACCATCCAGTACACTTATCTGCGAGGTCAGCGTTGTATGGCAGATTGCGACGGCTTTATACACTACGGCGACTATCTCTTCACAGCCGCGCCCTTTGACGATGGCTTCAGCAACGATCCCGAGCAGAACAAAGAGTTCCTCTTTATCAAGCTCGACAACGGTCGCATCACGGCCCAGCCCACGAACAAAGTCATGATCCTCGACGATAGCTTTCATAAGAATACTGACTGGCCAACGGGCCTTAAAGTATCTAAAGAGATTTATTCTTGCGAATAACTATGCCCACTCCGCACATCCATTGCCTCACCTCGCTTAAGGTCGCCGGGACTGGTTCGTTTAGATTAGCAAGCGGTCAATTCCTTGGCGACTACGGAGCTAACCTGCAGAATCCAGACAAAGAAGCTCTCGATATTTACATAGCTCCTCCAAACCACACATTCGTCCAGTGTGACCAGAGCGGCGCCGAGGCTCTTATCGTCGCCAACCTTACGCGACCGGGCCGTTATAGAGAACTCTTCAACGTCGGCATCAAACCCCATACCTTCATCGCGCTTCATATCTTCTGTGAGCAGATGCAGAACGAATGGCCTCTCGCCGGTAAAAGTCCAAGCTATTGGAAATCTCTCAGCCCAACAGAACTCAAACAAGACAAAGATTGGAAACCTCTCGACAAAGCAATCAAATCCTCAGATAAAGAATACAAGATCGGCAAGATGGTCTGCCACGCTTCCTCCTATAGAATGCGTGAGCGGACCTTTCAGCTTCAGACTCTCAAACAAAGTCATGGCACTTTGACTTTATCTCTCCAAGAATGTAAAACATTCCTCGGCTTCTTCGCGTCACTGTTCCCAGAAATCATAGAATGGCAAGATGAAATTGAATTTCAAATTAGAACTAACCGTCAGCTCCGGAATCTGTTTGGATATCCGCGTAGGTTCGAGAGAACTATTACTGACTCTTATATCAGGGAAGGCATCTCATGGGTTCCTCAGTCCACCGTGGGATGCATCACACATATCGCGGTCAACCGTTACAACACTGAGCGGCCTAAGAATACACTCCCAGCTATTAACAATAAACATGACTCTTTTCTGGCGCTGGTTCCAGATGGGATTGTCACTGACACGGCGAAGCTCATGCAAGAATGCCTCGCAATATCGCTCACCGGCCGAGACGGAATAAACTTCACCATGAAATCTGAGGCCCAAGCCGGTAAGAACTGGGGCAAGTTCTCGAAAGAGAATCCACTTGGTATGAGAGACTTAGCCTAACAGTGGCCCAAGAAAAGCTCCCTCCGCTTTACCCAGTATGAGACAGACGAACGACCGAATAACCCAGATCACAAATGCGATCAGGGAAAAAGTAAAAGAGTGGCCGCCCAACCTGCCGCCGCCCTCGGTCGTTATTGTACATGAGACCCATCTTCCCAGCGAGTTCGATCCGAGCTTTGAGAAGCTAGAAGGTTTCGACGTAATAACCACACTACAAATCCGCAAGAACTCTGTAAGACTCGCATACTTGCATGAGCCTATATGAAGACTGGTGTTTGTACACAAAAGACGTACAAAGCCCGCAGCCGTTTGTCGATGCTGCTTTCTATTTCATGATCGGCGCCGCCCTTCAAAGGCGCGTCTGGTTCGGTGACCTTGACTTCCACGCAGTATTTCCGAATCAATACATCGCTTTCATCGGACCCGCTTCGGCGGGTAAATCTCTCATTACGAGTCCGATGAAAGAACTCCTCGAAATCCCCGCCGAGATCAAAACTCCAGAGAATGATCTCGCTGCCGAACTCCTCGGCGAAGATGCCTCAGACAACCGCAAAGGCGCACGGCAGCCTCTTATCTATATCGCTCCGAACAGCACCACGTTTGAGCAATTTACGCAAGAGACTTCTCGCGTTGCGTATTTACACCGCTACGTTGATTCAGAAAACAGACGCAAAGCCTATCATCACAGCTCCCTCGTATTCATCCTCGACGAACTAACCTCAATCTTTAAGAAAAATGCCGAACAACTTTCAGACTTTCTTCTCGAAGCTTATAACGGTGGAAGAAAGTACGTCCGAAAACTTAAGCATAGCGACACTGACTTCTGCACGAATATGTGCATCAGTCTCTTGGGCAACACAACGCTCGGAAAGTTCCAAAGTCTTCAGAATCAAGATATTCTCTCGGACGGTTTTATGGCTCGAACGATTATCGTTTACGGCGTTGAAAAGCGTTTCCATCTTTATTCTATTCCCCCGCTTAACGAGGAACAAAAAGCGGCTAAACTTCGCTTGCAGTCTTACATTAGGGAACTATCGAAACTATATGGCCCTTTGGTTCTAAACGACGAAGCTAAAGAATACATCCATCATCACTTCGAACTTCACCCAAACTTAGTACATACGAACAAACATCCAATGCTGGACGAATACTATGGCCGCAAGAATCTTCATCATCAGAAGATCCTGTTCGCCGTACACTTCGCGCGCACGTTGGATATGACCGTCACGAGAGAAGATGCAGAGAAAGCCACAGCGCATCTCGCCAATCTCGAAAAGGATATGCACATCCCATTCGTCGGCATGGGCCGCAATGAGAGTGCAAAGATCACAGAAGACATCTGGCGCTTTATCAAAACTTCACATAGATCTACAAAGAAATCTATCTTCGTTCGTTTCTATCAATCCCTTAAAACACCCGATGAACTCACTAGAGTCCTCGATGACCTCACCACAATGGATCGGATATGCCGTGTCAAAGAAAACAACATTGAATACTATGCAGCCAAATAAAGATACAGTCTCAGAAACCATTCAACAGCGCGGCCAAATCTATGGCGAGCCGCACCACAGCCATCGCAACATCGGCCTAAGTTGGACTGGCATTCTACAACAACACTACGGAATCACACTTCCGACAGCAATCCCACCGCACATCGTCGAGCTAATGATGGTTGCGTTCAAAGTTCAACGATCCACGCGAGTCTATCATCCTGATAACTACGTCGATCTTGCCGCCTATGCGCGCTTTGCCGAGCACGCTCAAGCAAAACCCGGCGAGCCTTTTGAGCAATAAATTTTAACAAAAAGAAAACCCGCTCTGCTTATTACAGGGCGGGTTTTTTATTTATCTAATTTTATCTCAAGCCACTCATTCCTTCTATCAAACTCTTCCGATATTTGTTTTCTTGTTCTCTCGTTAGATACCGCTTCAGCGTCTCAGCCCCAGCGCCTTCCTCTGCGCCTTCGACAAAGCTCAGATATCTCGCCGCTTTCATCGGCTGCCTTTCCAACGAAGGCATGATCTGATTCTGACTTGTCTTATACTTCCTAATCCGGCTCGCATAATCTTCTGGCGTCGTTGCTTCTTCCCTCGCCCTCGACACCAAAGAGAATGCCTCTTCGCCGGTCTTCTCCGTAATCTCGCCCCGCTCGAATTCCCTCTCGCTCAAGTTACTATAGTTCACAGCAAACGTGCCGCCCTTATTAGGCAAGCCCGTCAACTCATCAAACAACCGACGCTTACGCCGATCATCATATCGCAGGTTCTCATCCTCATCCAACCAATTCCTTGCCACGCGCAAAGCTTGCACATGACCTGTCAGTGAATCCTGCAGCAAAGCCTTCAGCACCAAGCCGAAGTCTTCACCATCATCAAGCGCTTTGCCCGCAGCCGCCGCACGCTTACTCACATCATAGATCGCATCAATCGCAGGCATGGTCGCAATGCCTTGTGATGCGCCACCAGCGTATGCATCAAGAGTCATCTTAACCAAATCTCCAGCGAATCCGAACGTGCCCATCTTCTGAGCCATCGACAGAAGTTTCTGCCCAAGAAGCTGTCCGCCATCAGCGCCAAGCTCACCTTGATTCTGCTGCATCCAACTCTCAAGCTCGCTCCAATTCACGTCACGGCCCTCGCGGTTATTCATCCACTCGCGAATCTGTTCAACAGCCGCGCCGCCCATCACGCCG